TCAACAGAAGAGATTGTTGAGCTAATAAAACCTACGGTTAATGTGATAGATGTTATTAAACCAATTTACAACTTTAAAGCAAAATTATAATGAGCAAGGAAACATTTGACTTCTCGGAGGCTCTCAGAAGAATGAAGGAAGGAAAGAAAGTGAGACGTAAGATTTTTGCGGACGGCACATACGCATACATTGATAAGAACTATCTTGGTTCAGAGGCATTAATGTATAATAACGTAGGAAGAGCTACATCTGTTTTATGGTTACTTCCAGAGACTATTCTTGCAACAGACTGGGAGGAGGTGGAAGAATGAAGATTAGATTAGCAAAGAAGATAATGAAAGCAGACACTTATGCTGATTATCCAAGTAAGCATCCTTTACCTTACTGGAAAGCGAAGTTTAAGGAAGCTTATAACGAGAATGGTTGTGTTATGTTCTGTGAAGGTTCGAGCAAGTGTAAATATCGCAACAAGTTCGACCATCGTATCAAAAAGGCAATAAGTTTAACAAAATAAGTAGCGTATGAAGAAGATTATATTATTATTTGTATCGGTTATATTCCTGCTCGTTTCTTGCAACGATAACAAAGGAATTAATGTTCCTACATCAGACTCTATTAATGAAATTAAAGTAGAGAAGCTATTTGTTGTGGATGGTATAACCGTATATCGTTTCTATGATGGTGGCAGAGTGGTTTATTTTACCAACAAAAAAGGTGTGGTAAAGGCTCTTCATGACGAATATGACCCTGTAACAAAAACCACAAGAACAAAGGTAGTAGAAACTTTATGTAACGAAGAATAGTTATGGTTAAACCTTACAGAATCAAGCATAAGGCTAGCGGATATTTCTACCAACGTTACAACGGAAGTAACCTTGGTAAGAAAGGCAAGGTGTATATGAATAATCAATCACCACTTACAATGTGTGATAATGAGAACTTTATACGTATTCAGATTCGTCACAACACTTTAGCTTATAAGGCATTGAAAGATATGCTTGCTAAATATATTATAGGTAAAGATGATGAGTGTGAATATCATAGTACATCTTACAGAGTTCCAAAAAGTGAATTTGAAAAAGAAGAATTATAGCGTATGGAAAAGAAAGTATTGACCCTCACCGTCAGTAAGCAATGGTTCGATATGATTGCGGACGGAAGAAAGAATGAAGAGTATCGGATGATTAAAGGTTACTGGACAGTTCGACTTTATGATGTTTTTGCAAAAAATCCTACGAAGTATTTGATGGATAAAAAGATAAGCGGAGATATTGATTATCTAAAACTGATGATACGTTGTAACCATTTTATCGCAAAACAATATACCCACGTTCTCTTCATCAACGGCTACCGCAAGGATAGCCCACGAATTGAGAAGGAGATTGAGAGTATCACCATCGGTAAGCCTAAAAAAGGTCTTTGCCCCGACAAATGGCTTGATACTGAGTTTTTTATTATTAAATTTAAGTGATATGAATTACATACAATGTGATGAATGTAAATATAGATTAGTCTGTAACGGAGAGCCACTTAC